ATCCAGTTACCCACCGGCGCCACCGAGCAGGCCTTGCGCGAGCGCAACGGCGGCGCTGGCCGCCAGGGCGAGGGCCGCACCGATGCGGGCGACGACGCCCTTGCTCGGATCGGTCTGGCCCCAATAGGAGTAGATGGCATAGCCGACGCCGGCGACGACCACGAGGATCAGCAGAGTGTTGAGCAATTGTGTGTCTCCTCTTTGTGTTAAAGGGAAATCGCTGTTAAAAGGGTGCGGATGGGATGAGGCGGAAGTGAGTGAGGCAGCGGAATGAGCTTTGCCACAATGGCCCGCTATCACGCCCACGCCACTAATCGAGTGGCACGCGTCGGCATGAACTATCTCTCGGACCTGATTATTCGCCCCGGCATTGAGAAGATGTTCGGGCCGCTGTTGCTCTATCGCGGCCAGATGAACCGAGGCCACGCTCACCGCCTCTGGAACATGTCGCTTCTAATGATGGCGAGCGAGTGCGAGACGCTGTCGGATGGCCTCAAGGTCCTCAACAATCCCGATTTCGCCCAACTCTGCGGACCGCTTCGCCCCCCCAATAAGATGACGCTGTTTAACTTTTTTGGGCGCCTGAATGAAAATCCGGCGGTTGCCCAAAACATCGAAGGGCTGACCGAGTATGCGCGCTTGATAGGTCCGCACGAAACGGCGCTCACTCGCGTTGATCGCTTCACCTACGCGAAGCGGTGCGCTGAATGGCGCATCTCTCTCAACCCGAACAAGCACGACCCCCCGCGCGAACGCGGTATCCCGCGCAAGGAGGAGCTTTTCTATCCCTATCTGGCCCACGACCCGAAAAAGCCCGATGAGGGTCAGGCGCTTGTGTTGCTGGTCAACAAGGCAGTTCCTAAAGGCTGGCCAGACAGCGTCCGCGCCGACGTTTGTCAGGATTTGATCGTCAGCATCCTGTCTGGCGAGATTCGCCGAGACGAGGTCGACGAGAGCGTTCAACGGTACATCCGGCAGCATTTCAAAACGCTCCCCATGCGTTGGGAGGGCGACCGCACTCGCACGTCGATAGACGCGCCGTTGCCTGGAGCCGAGGACTTAACCCTGCATGACCTCCTATCGGATGGAAGCTATGAACACTGGGCCGAAGATGCCGACGCCTGATTTTTCCCCGGACGAGTGCGAGCGACGCTTTGTCGAGGTCGTGCGCCGCTGCTGCGGAAAGCCTCCGACGTTCGATCTGGAAACCGGCCAGCCGTTCGAGGGTAAGCAATTAAGTGCGGCCGAACTAAAACGACGCGGCTATTGAACGTTAATGGTCAGATCAGATAGAGCGCGAGGACGACGGCCACGATCACGGCGATGCCGAGGGCGAGAGCTTCGACGCCGGCGCGATCGCGCTTCGGCTTCCGCTTCGGCAGCGGCAGCGGGTCGACCAGCCGCGGCATCACCTCCTCGACGCAGGCCGCGGTGACATAGCCGCTCTGCCCGGTGCCCGACACCTTGACCGCCAGCCAGCCCTTCGGCGTGCGCAGCGTTTCGAGGATCAGCAGCCGCTCGCCCTTTTGCAGTTGATCGAGGATCTCCGCACTGGCGCACGGACAATCGTGCAGGTTCACTCCATCCGGCAGAACGGCACCGATCGCAGTCATGATGGGATCAGTCCTTTCGGCCAATTCATCGGGTTGTGAAACCTTGATGAACATGGCAGGCAGACATCACAGAGATGATGTTCACGGGTCTCATGTTTGAAGTTCGGGCCGCGCCAGGCCACGCCGAATTCATTGACTTCATCCGCGCGCAGGCTGCGGTCGCAGCCGTCGCAATACGTGCGCTTGGTCACATGCGGGAATATTTGGCCGCGAGGGCGAGGGCGAGGGCGCGGCCTTCCTTGCAACGCCGCGCCCATCCCCGGCCGAACACCGGCCAGGTCCGCAGCCGTTGCAGGAAGCCCAATCGCTCGGCATAGATCGCGTTGATGACATCGACTGGTTGTGCCGCGGCCGTCGCCGCTACGGTCTTAGGTCCGATGATCCCATCAACTTCTGCACCGACGATCCGCTGCAACACCTTGGCCGAACGGCTGATGCCGGAATTGATCCCATAGTCGAGCACGGCATAATCGACGCCGGGCGGCAGATCGTCGTATCGGATCGGGTTGGCATAGTGCTTCGCGTATATCTCCTCGGCGACATCCTTCGGCATTGCGCGGACATCGGCCGCGGTGGCGTCGGGTTTCCAATACATGCGGGCATCGTGAATTGTGATGCCCCAATTGGTCGGCCCGCCGGGATCGGCAGCGTCGTTGGTATAGCCGCCCTCGTCGATGAAGACCTTTTGCATCGCCTCGTGATAGGTTTCTTTCATGACATCGTCCCCGGCAGGAAACAGAGGACTTGCCCGTTGAAGATCCAAACCACCGCGTACCCGACGCGGTTGCTGGCCTTGAGCACGTTCTCGGGTGGCACCGGCCGCCACTCGCCTTTGACGCGGACCTCGAACTTGTCATCGACCATGCGCCAGTCGGTATCCTCGATGCGGACGCCGTCAGTGCCGTCACAGCACGGAACGCCCTTGCTGTTCTGCAGGCTCTTGAACCACTCGAAATGCTGATGCGAAGGGTCATGCGCGAGCGCGAGCGAAACCGTGGCGGCCAGCAGTGCCGCGATCAGCAGGAGCTTGGTCATGGGCTAATGCACCGCGAAGCCGTGGAGGACGAAACGGCTCGTGCCGCTGCCGGGCTTGAGGTTGACGCCGTGGCCGGCGAAGCATCCGCCGCCGAAGGTCAAGCCGACGTTGCCGAGGTCGGCAAGCGTGGCTTGAAATTGGGCGTCGTTGCCCCGGCCGTACACCGCCGTCCAGTCGGCACCGGAGAGCATGGCGATGGTGGTGGCGCGGCCGGGAGTGATGCGCCCACCGCTCTTGAACCAGCGGAAAAACTCATAGGCGCCGGCGCCCGAAAGATTGTCGCCCCGGCGCTGCATGTAGAGGGAGAAGTGAGCGCCGGCATCGTCGCAGGTGTTGTTCGGGTCGCCAAGCTTCCACTGATAGACTGGCGCCCCGGTCATATGGACGATCTCATAGTCGACCACCAGCTTGACGCCGGACAGGCGCCCGACGGCGGGCGTGGTGACGTAATGCACCGAGGCCGCGCCCTTGGCATCCGGCCCGGCGGGGAAATCGAAATACCAGGCGCCGCCGCCAGCAGTCGGCCGCGGCGGCATCCCAGGGCTGAATGTGATGTTCCAGCGCGCGGCGTCCGTTGAGATGACAACGGGAGCGCCGGACGGCGGCGGCAACGGGCGATCGTTGTTGCCGCTACAGCCGGCGACGCCGACGAGCAGCAATATCAAGAGCAGGAGACGCATGGGGTTACAACCTTCTAGGAGGATCAACTGCCGACAACGCGCAGACCGAGACAGGTGCTCGTCTGCAAGTCGACGCTGGTGTCGGCGTTATGGTACAGCGCCTCGAACTCGTCGCCCATCGCCACTTGGATGACGTTCGTTTGCGCTTGCATCCAAGCTTCCGTAGAACTGCCGTTGTTTCCCGAATTGCCCCCCATCCCGGTGTACGTGAGCGAGCCGCCTTTTCTAATCGCCACGGAATTGGCTTGGCTGCTGCTGACCGAACTCGCCTGGACCTGCGCCCATACCACAACGTAAAGGTTATTCAGGGCAGAAGGAATTATCAGCTTCGTGTTGTTAGACGATGGGTCATGAATTGCGTGAGTGTCGTATACGTCGGTACCATCAAATGCGATGGCGGCTGGCGTGCTGTAATTCGCGGCCGTTTGAATTGCGTTCATCTTGGCCAGGACGCGCATCGTCTCGTTGAACGTGTCGAGCACCAGAAGACCGTAAGTGCTTTCTGATTCCACCGTTATGCTGGTGTCAGAGCAGAACAGCCCGCACTGGTATATGGCGCCGGTGGCCAACAAGATCGGACCTGTGGTTGACTGAATCCACGCACTGGTGGTCGCTTGCCCGTTGCCCGTTAGGTTCCTGGTGTGCCCCGACCATGTTCCGGTGGTCGCGCCACTCTGTAAGTTGGTACCGGCCGCCGCGCTGGACCCCGACGTAACAGATGAGAGAGACAGGCATGAGGTGAAAATACCATATTTATTGTTCACCGCGCTCGGAATGGTGATGCGATGCGTATCGGACCCCGTGTCGTGAAAACCGTCTGTGTCGTAGACCTCGGTGTCCCAAGTAACGGCTGGACCGGCGCTGTAGTCCGCCGCGGTCTGATCGACATTCTTCTTGAGCAAGCAGCCACGTAGTGCCAATTAGCCCACCGTTACCATATCGAAGCTGCTCAAGGACGAGAGCACTGTGGTGGTGTCCGATACTGCTAATTTCACCTCGTACTGGTCGCCGGTGGTCAGCAGCATTGGCGCTGAATTTAAGGACACTTCGATTGCAGTAAGAGCAGAACCTAGTTGGGCAGACATTAACGGCAATCCGACTTGTTGGCTTCCGGTGCTCGTAATGTAGGCTCTAAAGTCACTGCTCCCGGTAACTGACGTGATGTACAGCATCGCGTGAAATACGGCGTAAAGTCCGTTCAACGTAGCGGGGACGATGAATGGACCGTTCGCCGCGTGGACATCGTGGGTGTCAATCTGCTCGTTGGCAAAATCGAGAATGACATCATTGAAGTTGGTCGAACCAGAATCGCCAGCGTTCGTAGCTATAGTTTCGGATTCCACCGGCGTTGCTGCCGTGCCACCGCCGCCGGCTGGTCCAGCTCCCGTTAACGCCAGCCTAGTCATTTCACGATTCGATGGTGAAGTAGCTATAGTTAATGCTGAGGTTGCCGCCGACCGGATCACCACAGGTCAGGCGCAGTTCCTCGCCGTCGCCGCCGATGGCGATGATCCCGGAACCATCGCCGATCTGAATGCCGGCACCGCCGTCAAGCGACCCCTCGAAGATGATAGCGTTGGTGCCCGACAGAGCCGACGAGGGCAATGTGCTAGTGCCAAACCCAATCTTGACGGCCGTGTCGCCCGTGTTGGCGTTGTCGGCGTAGATCGACATGCGGGTTATGACGACCTTGGTTCCGCTGCTGATCGTGCCTGCAAGCGAGGCATCGGTCTGCGCGCCATCGGAGTCGGCGACCTTGTTGCTGCGCGCTATGATGTTGGGGTGGCCGCCGATGTGGAACGGAACGCCGTGCCTGTTGGCATACGCGTCCGTGCGATCGGCCGCCGCGACAGCGGTCGGGTTGGACCCGTGGGCAATCGCCTTGTAGCCGATCTTGTTCGGGTTTCCGCTGTCCACCGCGTCGTGCGCCACGTTGCCCACACGCACGTCGATTGCCGTGGCGCTGCCGCTGCCGTCGAGAACTGACACCTTCGGCGACTGCGAACTGTCGGCAAGCTGATCGGTCGCCGCATTAAACGATGCCGCACTGCCATCGAGAATACTGACGTTGTCGGCCATGTACGATGAACCTCAAATGAAAACGGCGCCCGCGGTGGGGCGCCGTCGATGTTGGAGAGAGCAGATTTAGAAGCCTCTAGCGCCTGCGCGCGCTTGGGCGATGGATCACCAAATCAAGAGCAGGAAATACATGCTGTTGGTAGACTTTGAAAAGTCCAGCGATGGCGTGAGTAGGTCCGGCACACTTGGCGGAATGCCGGGATCGGCCGGGATGTTGCCCGGCTCAAAGAGATCGTTGATGCACAGGTCAAGGGAGGGCGGTGGCGCCACGGTCTACTCTCTCGGAAATCGTTCGGTGGGGATGGTTATGCCGACATCAGAGCCGTAGCGGTTGATGCCCTTCGTGATGCGAAGCTCCTCTATTTTTCCGTCTAGTGGATCACCGCCGGGTGCGCCACGCGCGCCAATCCCAAGGACATCGGATGTAGCAGCAATAGAGCTATCAGCCGGCGTGGCACTATCCACCATTGCCGCAAATCCGCTTGCCTGAGTTCCGACATACAGGCGGATCGTGCCAGTGGAATCCTTGTCAACGGCCACGAAGTACCAGGTATTCGCCAACACAGCCGACGAGCCCAAAATCGTATCGAACCCCGAGCCCCCGGCCGATATTGAAGCAGATGCCCAAATGATTTGGTCGGTGGCCGCCTTTTGGAAGTGCCATGCGACTGCGGTGCCGGCGGCCGGTCGCTGACAAGCAATGGTCATGACGGTACCGAGGGAGTCAAACCAGACAAACGCCTCTACGGTGTACTCATCATTGTTGTCGGCCGCTAACGTCCAATCGTCAGAGTCGGCGGCTTGAATCCAATCTCCCGTCCCATCAAACAAAGCGGAGGCTTCGAGGGCCACAACTCCCGTGTCTATCTGCGCATTGCCGTTCGTTGTCAGTGTGTGGTTGTTCGTACCCTCGTCAATGAACGTAGTGCCGCCGTCATTCCCGGTGGGACCAAGCAGGAACACGACAAACGTAAAATCGGGATCGGACACCAGCGCGGGTGCGCAACGCAATATCGGCTCGCCGCGAATACGGTTTGTCCAATTGGCCCCTTTTAAACTTTCGAGGACCCGTATGGCGTAAGTCTTGAAGCCTGCGTCTACGGCGACAACATCGCCCGGCTCGATCTCGTAGCCGACGATTGACGTGGTGAAACTAAGGGTCTCGCGCGCTATGTCGTCCTTGAACAAACGCAGCGTGACCCACGACGCCGCTTCTTGAATCGTATGAACCACAGGCAAGGCAATGGTGTCCTTGCCCTCGCTTCGTGTCGAGGGCGCGGGCACGCTCATTTGCCGCGCGGTGTAACTATTTATCTCGTAGTCGCGCGCGATGTCGATGAAGCTATATTCAAGCTCTCTCGCCATGTCGCTGACCGGCGCACGCTCGATAAGTATTGGTGGTGAGTCGCCAGCCGAAACAATGTCGGTTAGATCAAGCGAGATGTCGGGGGCGACAGACCCGCGCTCGATCGCCATCAGCTTGTCGCGCTGGACTATATCCCACAGGTGCAGACGTGCGAAGCGGCCTAACAGGTCGAGAAACGATACCTTCTCCGCGACAATGAGCGCATCGACGCGCTCTGAAATCCCCTCGGTCGCAAAATCCGCCGTCGTACGATAACCATAAGAATAGGCGTTGGCGGATGCTAGATCAATGTATGGTGAATAGGCGAGCTGCGTCAGAGCTGTTCCGAGGTTAATGCCGTCCGCGGGATCGACAACACTGGAGGTTAGAGCACCATCCTCATCCCACTCCCATAACTCGACATCCGCGATAACCGCACTGACAAAAGGCACCTTGAGGTTAAAGTCGGTAAGTGCCAGGTTCTCGATAAACACACAGGCATGACCCTTGTGGGCCACGGGGGCGGCGGGATATGCGGCCGTAACCAATGGATCAGGAGTTTGTATCTCACTCCCTGGATAAAACCGGAAGGTCAGCCCGGTCATAAGGGAGCCTTCCGCGAGGGTCCAGACCTTGTATCCATCCAGCCGTAGTTCACGAATCTCCCGGTTGATGGAAAGATTTACCGCAGGCATGCCGAACGAAACGCCGAACGATGCGTAGGTGATGCCAGCAACGGTCGTAAAAGTTGGCCCGAAAATAATGTGTCCTCCCATCCGGGGCATGCCGCCGCAAAAGATGGGAATCACTTTGCCGAAGGTGGCCGCCGCCACCTCGTTCGGATCAATACCCGTGACGGTCGATATAGCGTCAGTCGGCGCGACCGTGGTTGGCGTCGCTATGACGAGGGGCGCTGTGGTGGCGGTGGTGGTTGTCGCTGGCGCAGTGGTGCCCGTGGTTCCGCTATACGTGTAAGTGTAGCTATAGGAACCGGGCACCCGCATAACTAAGCCCACGGTGCCAGCTCCTTAGTTCTGTTGTGCAGCGGCAGCGGCACCCGCGAAATACGGTTCGCCTCGGAACTGCTCGGAGTTGGCAAAGACACCAGCGCAGGTAGCGATGGTGAAATCGCAACCGCGCCAAATTTCCAGCGCGTCACCGACCGAGATCAGCGTCGAATTGTTGGCGGCGCCGAGCGGCTTATAGGTGGTGATCGTCCTGGTCGATGCGGTCCAATTTCCAATCTGGAACGAGCGGGTCGCGCTATACCCGTCGTACATGCGAAAGCCGCCCTGGTTGAACCACCCATCTACGGCCCGCGGATCGGGATCGCGATCCAAGGTGAAGTTGAACTCGCTGGTAACCGCGGCCACCTCCGCGTATCGCGTCCAAGCGTTACGGCAGGTGAACACCGCGGTGCCATCCGTTGTCGTATTGCCTACAGTGAAATCGTAGGTCGGCTGCACCGTGGCGTGCGACGTGCCTGTGGTGGTGCATTCAAAATATACGTTCTCGAAGGTCTCTGGATCGTCAGTGTCATTAGACGACACACGCACGAAAGGAATCGTATATCCGTTTGCTACGGCTTTGACCGAATAGCTCGTGGCGCGGGCCACTAGCGGCGGGCGCAATGGAATGCGACAGAGCTTAGAACCTAGTTCGGTTCGGCACATCGGCCCAAACGTCCAACTAAACGGCCACTTCGCTTTTACCGCGTGGCCGCGCACATCGAACGACACCGTGTTGTGCAGGGCGCCAAAACTGATGGGCTCGATCCGACCGGAGAAGACCAAGCCCTTCGTGGCGGGGTTGGCGCGGTCGACAAGATCGACCTGCACTGCGGCGCTGTCGAACTTGCCGTCCACGACCTCATACAGATCGAACGTCCCGCCGATGGACATTGCGGCGTCGATCTGGATAGACGCCGCCTCGCCCCCGACCGTCCATTTGCCGGCGCTCATCTGGAACCCGGCAAGCGGACTATACGTCTGCGCCTCGTCGACCACGGTGATCGGCGAGTTGGCTTCCGCGATACGGATCACTTCGCCATCGAGGCGGGTGATCGTGCAGAGCCGCGTGGGCCGAAGCACCGTATCGGTGAGCGTCAGCGGAAGGTTGAGCATCAGGAAACCGAGTCGAGCACTTCCACGAGCCGAATCCCGCGAATTGATCCGAAATCCGCCTGCTCCATCGTGGCCTTGATCGCGTCCACGTCGAAGCGCACGGGAACGTCGAATTCACCGGTCCAGGTCAGCGCATGGCCGTTGGCTGGCGCGCTGTTGAATTGAATGATGCCGCCGGCCAGCAGCGTATAGAGGACCGTTGGCGTGCCGTTGTCCTTGATCACCAGCCCCGAGGTGCGCGGCAGCTTGATCAAGCGCACATACGAACGCACAACGGCCGGCACATCAGAAAAGCTTGAGTAGGTTTTCTTGAGCGGGAATTGCGTTGTCGAGCCGTCGCCGGTGCCGAAGTTCTCGTCGGTCGCTTCAAAGTCGCCCCAATCCTTGAACCGGAAAGAAAAGGCTTTGCCCAACACGGCGCGGAAGAACGCGATCACCTGCAGCAGGAGAACCTTGCCGCGGATGCCGTAGCCGATGTCCCACTCGCCACGGCAAGTATCCCACTCAGGAATGCGCTGCTCATCGCCGCTCGCTGCCACAAGCACCGTGGTCTTGAATAGCGGGCCGCCCTGCGCCCCAATCTCGACCTCTGGGGGCAGGCGTGCATTGTCTACAGCCATGTCAGGTGATTATCCCGCCATTAGCCGACGCAACTCCTGCGCCGCCTGGAACGCGCTCCCTCGCACCTCGTCGCGGGTCGGTTCGGCCGCGAAGTGGACTAGGGGGGCGTTGATATTGATGACCGTGTCTGGACGGTTGCTATTCGCGGCCGTTGGTTTGGCAACAAGCTTGACGGGGATTGCGCCGCCCTTGAGCGGCACGAACGCTTCGGGGCCGGCCTCGCCAAACACGCCAAGCGTGGGTTGATCAGCCACGCCGCCCTCTGCGAAACGCTGATAGGGACGCGGCGTGTAACCGGATATGTCAGGCATGGGCTTGCCCCAACTTGGGTTTGGCCCGTAACCATCGCCGGGATAAGGTATTCCATACGGATCAGGTGGAGTGCCAACAGTGCGCGGGTCGGCAACTGTTACCGGAAAATGTACTATCGGCGGCGTGTAACCGGATATGTCAGGCATGGGCTTGCCCCAACTTGGGTTTGGCCCGTAACCATCGCCGGGATAAGGTATTCGTGAGATCGCGTCAGTTAGGCGATCCAGCACCACCGGCAAGCCTGTAACGGACGCAGCAATGCTGGCTAGGTCTGGAGACTTGACGGGAACGAAACCGTTATCAAGCGGGACCACGGCTTCGGGGCCAGCCTCGCCGAATAGCCCCACTGTCGGCTTGTTAACGATGCCGCCCTCTGCGAACCTGTACGTAGGCGAGCCGTACAAACCGGACAGTTGCGGAGTGGTATAGCTAGGATAGGAGGGGGCCGTGTAAGTCGGGGCTGGGGCTGGTGCCGGGGCTGGTGCCGGGGCCGGTGCGGACGGTGGCGGATAGTAATAGTTGTAAACGATGGTTTGCTGGGCGGTCGACGACCCGGGAATAGGGGGATGCGTGACCTCGTAGGCCACTTGAGCGGGAGGCGTAGTTGTTGAGCCCATTCCACCCATCGCGCCTGTTCCCGTGCCCGTCGTACTACCGGTTCCGGTGCTGCTTCTCATTCCGGTCTGCACGGCATACCCGCGGTAGCCGAGCAACCTGTCGCCTTGTTGCGTATAGAAGTCCGACAGCCCGATCTGCGCAGCAGTGTTTCCTTCAACCGATTTGGTGAGGGCATCGAGTGCTGTAAGCAGTTCGCTCGGGCGAACATTCTCGCCGATAAGACCGGCGCGTATGTCGGCTGCGGTCTGTGCGTCTGACATACCGGCGCGCTTGTACAGGTCCAACTGGCTCTCGAACCGCTGTTGCGCCGTACCAAACTGTATTTCGCCAGTCTCAATCAACCTGTTGACTGCTTGAGCCGTCTGGCCTGCGAGAAGCGCAACGGCAATCGCGTCGGGTGCCCCCCGATCAAGCGCCGCGATCCGCATTTTGCGCAACTCTTCGGCTGCCTCTATCTGCGCTTGCGCCGCTCTCCGGGCTTCTTCCGCCGCATCCTGCTGCGCCCTAGCGGCATCTTGTGAGGCTTTAGTAGCCTCCTGCGTTGCTTGCTGCGCTGCTTGCTGTCTGGCTTGTTCGGCAGCGTTTCGGGCATTTATTAAGTCGAGCATTCCCCGCGCGCTAATCCCGGCATACGGGTCTTTATTATATGCCGTCGACATGCCCGCTGCGCCAACAAGCGGCCCGCCCCCTCCACCTTGTGAGTGGTAAACATCCCCCGGCTGCGCAAAGCCGGTACCGGCGCTGAAACTGCCACCAGGGCGCTGGCCGGTGCCAATCAGCGATAGCTTGGCACCAAGATCGCCAGCGGATGCTGCGGTCTTTAGTGCAGAAATCGACATATTTGCCATAGCATTGGCCAACTGCTCGGCGGCAATCTGTGCTCGCTCCAAATTGGCTTCGAGCGTTGCCGCTGCTAGGGCCGCAGCCTTGGTCTCGCTGGCGCCGGAGCGGATGGCGTTGGCGTATGCCTGTGCTGCCGCCACGCTGGCCTCCGTGCCCTCCATACGGGCACGCTCCATCTCCACGGCCTGGCGCAACGATATGATCTGCGAGTCCACGGCGCGGTTGGCCTGCTCGACTGCGATCTTACGGCGCAAGGCAGCTTCTTCCTGTGCCTGCATGAGCGTGGCGCCCTCGCGCAGGCGCGCATTGATGTCGGCCTCAAATTGCGCTTGCTGCTGCGCATGACCGGGCAACGCCGAGGCGACCCGGAGTTGATCCTCAAGCGCGGCCATGTTGTCGCGATGGGCCGCTGCTTGCTTCACTATTTCCAGATAGACCGCGCGCTCGACGGCAAGTCGCTTCTCCTCAATGGATACGTCCTGCCCAGCCAGGGCCAACAATTGCGCCTTCGCGGCAACGGATTGACGTTCCGCGGCGGTGCGGGCGGTAATCGACGCCACTTGTATCTGGAATTCGGCCGTGAGTTTTTGGGCCGGTGACAATGCCGAAGCAAAGGCTTCGTTGGCGCGAGCAGCAGAGAGGGCAACCTGCTGCATGGTCTGCCCCATGGCCTCAAGCAGTGGCGACTTCTCCCCTCCGGTTCGCTGAATCTCTTTGAGAATAAGACCGAGCCCGATAGCCTTGTTGCTCAGTGTCTCCATCTGCGCAATCTCGGGCGATAGATCCCGTACCAAAGCTTGCTGTGCCTGCGACTCACGCGATCGCTGCATGCGTTCGACCGCGTCGTTGTTTCGTTGCTGCGCTTCGGTCAATTCGTCCAACAGCTTGCGCTGCCGCTCTAGTCGAGCCTCAGTTTGCAGCCCAGGCGCATTGCCGCCGCGCCGCGCCATCACGGCTTCGAGGATCTCGATCTCTTTCCGCGCATTCTCGATCTGCTCATCGAGCCCGAGCTTTAGTCCGATGCCAGTGCCGCGGGATGCCAACTCCCCCAACTTATTCCAAACATTTGACACCGCATTACCAAGCGCCGTCCAGAAGTTCGTCGAGGTGGAAGCCGCCCGTCCGGCGTCGGCAGTCGCCGTCTTGACGCCTTCGGTGATAACTTTTTGAGCCTCCATAATTCGGTTCTGTGCCGCGAGATTTTGCACGCGCCGCATGGTTGCCGCATCGAACTCGCCGAGCCGTTGGTTGAGTTCCACAACGCCCTTGGCCGGGTCGCTCAATGCCTTGCCCAGCATCTCGGCGGCCTTAGTGCTGTCCGTCCCCAAAACGATTGCGAGGTTTTTGCCGAGGTCGGTCAGCTCGCCGAGCTGGGCCTTGCCAATTCTACCCGTGGCGGCGAGCGTCCCGGCGAACTCACGCGCCTCCGAAACCGACAGCCCGAACAGCGAGGATGATGACTTAGCGATGTTCTCAATATCGGCCACGGTCGCGCCCGAGGCACGGCCAATGCCAAGCAGTGCCTTCTCGATCTCGCTGCGGGCGCTGCCCCAACTCAACGCGGCTGCAATAGCGCCGGTGCCGATCGCGGCGATGGCGCCGACGGCCAATGTCACCGGCCCGATGATCGTACGGGCGCCCGCGGCAATCTGGGTGAAAACCCCGCCCAGCGTCGCCCGCGATGATGCAAACACGTCGAGGACTTGCGTACCCTGCTCGATCATCACCCGGAACGGCGACTGCCCGCCGGCCAGCGACACGCCGATGTCCTGCACCTGCCGGGACAGGTTGATCATCTCGTGGCGCATCAGGCCGCCGGAGGTGGTGGCCTTGTCCATGTGCGTGCCGAGTTGGTTGAGCGCCGCGACTTGCCGTTGATAGCGCGCGGTGGCGAGGTCGATGACCTGCGCCCGCTCTTTGTCGGTGCCGATGCCTTCCTGCTGCCAGCGGTTGACGCGGGCGAGTTCATTCTGCAATGACCGCTCGGCAGCAACCCGTTTGTCGAGCCGCGAGACGGTGCGCGAGACTTCGTCGCCGGTGGTGCGGTTTTGCCGGTTGACCTTCTCCTCGGCTACCGCCAGCTTTTCGGCGCTGTCGACGACGCCGAGAACAGCCTTCTTCGCTGCCTCCATCTCCTGGACGCTCGATCCGGCCTTGAGGGCCAGAATATAGGCAGCGACTTCGGGAGTATCAGCCATGCGTTCTCATTTGCGGGATAGCCGGTCGCTGTAAGCTTTGGCCGCCACGGTCTGGCCGACGCGCCCCACGTCCACGAGCGCGCGGATTTCCCACGGCTCAAGCGCGGTACGCATCAACTCCGACCAGGAGCGGATTTCGCTCCACGTCACCTGCGATGCGCCGTGGTCATCGAAGCGGACGGCGTCGGCAATCTCGCGGAAGATGTCCCAGAGATAGCCGAGCGGATGCGGGAATTCGGGGGCGTCGTCTGCCGGGTCATCCGGTGGCCGCGGCGGCTTAACGGGTGTCGGCTCGCCGCGCAGATCGGCCAGCGTGGCCAGCTTGCCGCCGCCCAGTTTGGCGATCTGCTCGCGCCCGGATTCCACATGATCGGCTTGAGTGGCCCCATCGGACAGGATCGTGAACCGACGACGAAACTCGTGCTCGGCCCACTCGATCAGTTGTCCGACGAGGCCTTCGAGAAATTTGTGCGGTCAAAGACAAACTCCTCGACCTGCTCGCGGATGTGCGGGATCTTCTTGTTGAGATAGAGTTCGCGGGCGGCCTCCTGCGAGAATGGAACGTCGGTGATGACCAAATCCCAGCCGGCGGTCAGTGCCACCAAGAGATCGTTGTCCTCTGCTTCCAACTCCTCGGGGGTGAGCTTGCCGCGCCCGCGCATCGCCAGCCGCTTGCGTTGCACGGCCCGCCTGTGCTTGCGGGCGATTTCGGAGTCGCCTGAATAAAGATCAATGTAGGCTTGCTTGTCGCCATCTCGATAGGGCTGCCGCACCTTGTCGAGCAGCGGCATGCGGGAAGGCTGGTCGACCTCGATCTCAAAAGCAGAAAACTTGGACTCTGACACTGGTTTCCTCCGACAAATAAAAAAGCCGCCTCGAACGGGCGGCTTCGGTTTGGGCAGGCACGTTTCGGGCGGTCAGCGAGCGCGCGGCGGCCCGATGATGATCGCCGGCCATCTGTCATGCCCGGCGATGCGGGCGTAGGTGAAGGTAATGTTCGCGACGTTGCGGTAGCGCGACTGCAGAGCACGCGCGACCCGCTCATAGATCCGGTTTGGCACCTGCACTAGGAAGGCCCGCCCGGACTTGGTTTTGCCGATCTCCAACTTCCGCGCATACGGCACGGGATTGGAAATCATGATTTCCTGGGTCATGGTCCGCGGCGCCCGTGCCACCGGGGCGCCATTGACGTAGATGGTGTGGCTCTTGGCGTAGAGCCCCGATCGCACCGGCGAGAGCCGCTGCAGTGCGGTGAGCGCCACCTCGGCAATCGTGTTGAAGTAGCGATAGCGATAGACGATCGGCCCCGGCAGGATGACCGATTCCAGGTTGGCGTTGCCGGGCCGGTTGGCGTAGGCCTCCCATTGCGGCGGATAGCCTGCGACGCGCGTGGCATCGGCCATGATGCGGGCGTGGCCGTTGCGCGCCACGCGCAGCAGATGTTCCTTGGCCCCCTTCTCCATATGCGCGGGCCACGAAACCGTGACCACGCGCCGGAAGGCTTGCAGCGAAGCCGACGCCATTTATGCGGCGGCGGTGTCGACGAACTGGATGGTCGTCGCCGGCTTGCCTAGCGT